ATGAGCGTTTTTTAATGATTAAATGCGGTTCATGTAATGAATCCAATTTAATTACCTACCACAAAATGCGATTTGAGTAGTAGCCTGGAGTTCCTACTTTACCGGAATCTCTTTGGTGTCTAATTTTATATAAGCGACGGCGCTCGTTAGCCAGTGCCTTGTCCTTCTGAAGATAGTGAGGATAATCTTGGTAGTTTGGGTCGCCAATGGACGCAACCTTTTTGTCATTCTTATACACATCGATCTTCTTCTTTGGATTTTCACTGGGTCTAATAAAAACGCCAAGGCGTTTTGCTTGCTGATAGGAATAAGGAAGAATCTGATACATCTACTCTACTGGGTGATGTGTCTTTTTGTGGCGACTAATGTTCGCCCGCATCATGATTTGCCCGCATTGGTCGCACGGGACTTTCTCCTTGAGTCTGTCGTTCTTTGCCTTGTATTTATCGGTTCCCTTGCGGGCCTCGTTGTAGGCCGCCATATACTCTTTCTTCTGCTCTACATTTTGCTTAGCATAATCCTTAGCCTTCTCAAGCATCGCCTCGCGATTGCGTTGATAGTATGCTTTTTGAATTTCGCAAGCACGCTTGTTGAATGCGTCTGGGTCTTCTTCTTTCTTCGTCAAAGCCCACGCTTTCTTGCGTTCTTTGCCTTTTTCTTTCGAATCTTCTTTTTCATCGTCTGTGCGATAAGGCATAATCTTATTCACGCAGTTCGGGGTGTTGTCAATGTGAAATCGCTCACGGATATATCGCTGGTCTTGTTCGACATTCTCGATGAGTTCAATGTGGCAGAATTCTACTCCATATTCTTCGAAGAGAACACGGGACATATAAGACTTCTCCCCATCACAATGGCGATACCACCGACTGGCAAGTTCTTGAATGGTAGAGCCTATATAGACTTTATTTCCCTTCGTGGAGAAGATGCGATAGACTTTGGATTGAGTTGCGGACATTGATGATGATACGATAGGTCTTTTCCTATTTATTATCGTCAATTTTTGTTTAGGCTCTGATTATCATACTCTAACGGACGATCTCTACTGATCCTGCAGAATCTATCAGTAATTGATAATCTGAGATAAAGGTCAAGAACATCGTGTAAGTCGCTGCAGTCGTGGTAAAGTTCACGCCAACGACCGATACCGGACTGCCTGCAAAGGCAAGAGCCTCGTTGCATCGCTGAGCCGAAACACCGACGGCAAACGAATCAGTCAGATAAGTAGTGCCAGTGCTAACGTCCGTGATCGAAGCATCAAAGAGACGGCTGAAACATTTGTTGACTTCCGCAAACACAAGGGCGGGGCTGGTTGCAGCGTTAAGGGTGTTGGAGTTGATGAGGCGACCGTCCAGTGAGACCTGGAATTGCGATAGACCGTTTGCAGCGGAGAGACCGCGAGCATCACCATCGTTAAGGTCAGCAGTAAGAATCTGTGTTCCCACCAACGCACGAAGTGAGGACACGTTTAGACCATAGTTGAAGAAGGCAGTGCCTGCAGCCGACTGTTGCGTAGTAGACTGGAAGTTGGTGTAGCCAAGGACGTATTTACGACCCTGAGCCATGTCGGACTTGACCTTATCAACGAACATCTGCTCCACGCTGATCTTGTCATAAACCAGTTGGACGTTGCTGATGACAAAGCCGGTAAGGGCTGCACCACCAACGTTCACCTTGTCAACCGAACGAGCAAGAGAGTTATAGTCCAACTGAACCTGGAGAGTGCCGTTAAGGGCGAACAGCGGAACACCCTGCTGTGTCCCGAGTGCACCAATGAGAGGCATGACAATCGTGCGGAGTGCTGGAACACCTGCAGCACGGGCTGCACCAGAAAACATAAGGATCTGTGCATCATGATCAATCCAGTCGTTTGAAGTAGAATGGGCAAACAAAAGGTCATACACTTGGTCAGCGTTCTGAATGTTGTCTACTTGAACCGAGTTGATGTAAGTGGAAAGGCGGTTGATAAGAGAAGTTGCCGAACGCGTAGCACCCTTATACTGATACTCAAGTGCAGCATCACCACCAGTAAGGAGAACATCAAAACGAATGTAAGGGTTGAGCATGATTCCCGCCGAAGAACCGCAAGGGAGTTGAATGATGGACGTGCCGGACGCATTGGCGTTGGAGGTCAAAGCGGGGACGTTCACAGTCTGGAGAGAGCAGGGAATCGGCTTGGCACTCTTGTTGCTCATGAACGCCTGGGGGACGGAATCATACGAGGCGGGGAGGATATATGTAGCATCAGAACCAACGGTGTGAAGGGACATTCTTGTATCTATAGGTCTAAAAGAAAAAAAAACAGAGTGGAACTCACGTCTTTTTATCTTCGCTTTTGGAACTTACTTTGCTTCGGAGGAGCAAGAGCAACTTTCTTGATCGGCTCGGTCATCGAGCGATGGGGGGCGTGGGCTTCTTCCAGAACGGGTTCAGATACCATAAAGGGAGTCTGTGGCTTTGCGTAGTCCGTATGAACCGTAGTGAAGTGGTTTGGGTGTGTGCGTCGGAGCATCTCTACTTCTTCTTAAGAATTAATACTGCGTGCTGGGGTTAAAGTTCTCATTCATAGCCTCAATCTGAAGAGTTAGAACCAAGTGTTGGAAGGTAGCGGGTTGTGCACCCGTAGCGTTGTCTACGACCGCCAAACGGATTTGTCCTTGGAGAACAATGTTTTGAAGGTTATACTCGTTATGACTCGCATCAATCGTCATATTTCCTGATGGATTGCTCATAATCGTAAGGAATCGGGCTGGACTGTAAGGGAAGAGGAGGAGATCAGAGCGAATCTGAATCACGCGAGAGTTTGTATTGGCTTCCGTAGCGTGATAGCATACGTTTAGCACACGAATACTACATTTCCCGCTGACGGGAAGGGTATGATACGTATCATTATTAGCTGCAGTGACGATCAGTTGAACGAGTACAATGGTTGGATTGGACGTTGGGTCTACTACTCCGTAGATTTCTTTTTTGCGGAATATGCTCGTTGCTTCTCTCTCAACATTTCCTATTTTGATCTACACATTCAATCAATTTTCTTAGGAATCCAAGGGGAGGGTAATACCGTGCTTTTTCAGATAGCGTTCCACGGCGGAGGCATACTTCTTGGCTACTACGAACTCGCCTGGTTGCACGATGACATTTGCCAGTTTTGACGTATCGTGAACGGTCTTGTCCGTAAGGGGTCCTTTGTAGCCTTTCATCACGCCACTTTCCATAATCTTCGTAGGGATCACCAGCGAGCCTGGTTCGAGCCACGACGCAATCGAATCCTGGTCGGAGAACTCATTATTGGGGTGGTATTTGACATAACCACCGTCGCTGAAATTGGCTCTACGCTTGTTAAAAATACCAACTGGATTGCCCTCTTTATTGTAGTAGAACATTCTATTTAGTGTCTATCTTTTCAGCCGGATCACGTTCAATTCTCTCAAGCATCTTCTTGACGTTCAGTTTCTCCTTATAGCGTTCAATGCGTTTAATGACATCTGCCTTCTCAGCCTCCAAGGTTGCCTTCTCGTCCGTAGTAGCATCGGTTTCTATAGGGGCGTTCGCAAAGGGTTGATTGATGAATGCTGTAGAGGAAATGGACTCGTAGTTAGGCATGAGGACCTCCTCGATGGTCATACGAAACGACCACGAAAGGTCTTGAAGATTGATAGCGGTATAGGACAAATTGGTTGTCAAGTAGAAGTTCAAAGAAGAAATCGTGTCGTTAACCAATACCACAGGGTGCGAATCACCATACCAATTGATATACGTATTAACGTTGGTCTGAACAGGTATATGATATAGAATATCAGAAAAAACATCTTGTTCCACTATCCATTCGCGATTTTTATATTGTCGTAAGGAGGGCGATCGGAGCAGTAGGTAATTGACGGGATTGGCAACTGCAGGCTTCGAACCTGTCGCAGAGAGAGCAATCGAAAAGGTGGGGCTTGAAGTGAAACCAAAGAAGAGTCCAAGGGAAAGATTAGAGCCAAACCCCAAGGTAATCGCCGATGTATTCGCTGGAGAGGTGCTGGGAAGAACACTTAGTATCGTAAGGGAACTCTTACTTGTTGTCGTATTATATGCGAAACTAAACGTAGGTGTAAAGGAAGTGCAAGAACCAATCGGTCCAGAGCAGATAGCAGATAACTTCGTGGCGAGTTCCACCAAGACGGTTTCTGTGGAATAATTGCCAACAGTCATGCTGAGTGTTGTTGTAAAGATGTTAGCACCTTGCTGGATAACAACGGCTAATGAATTGATATCACTGCTCAACTGGTAGAACGAGAAGGGAATCGTTGTTCCGTGGACGGTTGCTTGGAAGTGGCTGTTCTTTGCCTGTCGGGTGATGATCTGGGACATTTGAATATTCATATCGGTATTTGTTCCAGATTGGCGTTTGTCGGACGATACATAAAAAGTATATTGGGCGATGGTAGCCATCTTCTATTATAAGAAGTAAAAATTATCATAGTAAAAAAGCACCCCATAGTTAGAGCAGTGCCATTCAACGTCCTTATTATTCATATAGGTTAGTATTAACTTTGGACTCACGTAATAGGGCGGGGGTAGCAACGTTGGCTGATTCATCTTCTTTGGAGTCTTCCACCCCTTCAACGACAACATTGGCTAAGATTTCTTTCTCCTTCTCTTCCTTGAGTTTATCTGCTTCCTCGGTGGAGATCAGTCCGTTCGCCCAATACTGCAGTGCGTTCTGGATCTGATTCATGGTAGAGCCTTTGAAGTAGTTGAAGTTGAATGCCATTCTACTTAATACCCCGAAATATTTTTATGCTTTCTCCACGCGGACGATCAACTGCCGGACGAGTTCCTTCAATTCGTCAATCTCCTTCTGCTGTGCGTCGTTCTGCTTCTTGAGTTCCTGGATCGCTCCCACCATATGGATATTGATATCACCATAGGCAATCCCAAGGCGTTTTCCATCATCTCCATCGCACACACAGTTATCATCTACCCACTCACTGACGCAATGGGGATTTGTTTCCATCACATCTTGAGCGAGGAGTCCAATATGGTCTGCGTCCCTCACTTCTTGGGGGATGGGTGTTTCAGAATTCTCTGGATAAATCTTCTTATACGTCTTGGGCTTGAGTGCCATAATCCGCTGAAGGGAACGAGCCGTTTTGATGTCTTTGATGTCCTTCTTGACACGCTTATCGGATACAAACACCCAAGCACCACCGTTTGTATAGTTATTGATTACTCCAAAGCACGAGGTGTAAATCGTTCCTGCTGATAAAATCATTTCGTTCCATACCACACCAGGAGTAAGAGAAATAATCACTCCACGACCACTTGATGTGCCAAATGCTAATGCTGAAGTGCCATTTCCAGTCGCCCTTGATACAAGCGTGTATCCTCCACCACCAGTATTCCACGACCCAGGAACAAAGGAGATAGGGACATTTCCAGCGTTATTTAGCAAATAGGTTAGTCCATCTCCATCAGAGAACATTACCGCACGATTCAAGTTAGGACTCTGTATGCGGGGAAAGCCAGATGCAGCACTGTTAAGCGTGATCGTAGTATCAAATAGACTATTCGCCCCTCTGATGTAATTAACATTGTCCGTCCAACCAAAATGGGTATAGGACGCATTTGGATTTTTGATGTTGAGAATACCAGATGAGGTATTTCCACCACAAGTGAATCTTCCCTGCGTAAATAAATCTCCTGTAGCGTCCATTTTCATTCGTTCTGTTCCTGCCGAATCATACCACGCAAAAATACCACCTCCTGAAGTAGGGGCTACTTTCGCACGAAACAATATTCCCCAGTTCGCATCAGAATACAAACAGCCCGCAACATAACTTCCACCACCATTGACAATAAGAGAGCCTCCTGTTAAATTAGTAGTGGCTGTTAAATTACTTGCTACATTAACCTCGCCTGTTGTGCCGATTGTCATTCGTGAGGTGCTTGCTGTGATGAAATTGAGTTGAGCCCCATTCTGAGAGGCGATATACATATTGGTCGCAGTAGCATCGCCAAGATAGCCTCGTGCTGTTCCACCAGCAAGAAACTCTACATGGGGGCTGGTCGTAGCACTTCCACCAGCAATAGCAAGTCTATAGCCTACATATGGTCCTAACTTCGTAAAGGTATATGCCCCATCTATCGTTTCATTTCCATAGACAAACATATTTCCATAGAACTCGTGCGTCCCTGTTCCACTACGACTTGTCTGGTAGTTTCCATAGTAGATGCTCTTTCCATTTGCAGCGTCCAAGAAGATATCGCCATTCGTGATAATGACTTGTCCGATGCTCGCACTACCCACATCTGGCGTTGCTCCTACAGCAAGAGTGAATCCTGGATAAGAAGCACTTGGACCATACTTAGCATAACTATTATCCCCAGATACATGCGTTGTGCTTCCGTTAGAAGCCATCGTAAGCGTTCCACCTGCAGTTGTCATTGCGATGGAAGTAGCAGTAGTGATCCTGGGAGCATATAAGTTTGCGGGTATTTCTGTATCGGCTCTTGTCAATGTAAACCCTGTAAAGGAAATGGATCTACCAGATGCCGAACTTACAAAGTTCCATACTACATTGTTATTGCTTGTTGCTGTAAAAGAGCCTGAAACAGTTGATGATATAATAGGAACATTAACGATATAATCGCCTATAAAAGTTCCAACACCACCTGTATAGGTATTAGTATATAGAATCATTGCTTGAGTAGCAGTCGCATTAGTAGAGAACCCTGTAAAGGTAAACGTGTATTTCGCACCTGCTATGTAAGTAAAAGAACTTCCTAACCACATACCAAACGTAGTCCCACCAGCAGTAGCAGTTAATGTATAAGCACCAGATAAAGTTGATGCTGAAACACCCGCTGGTAGTGATGCGGTTGTTAGATTTGGTGCTGTTGCTAATGATGTTTGATTGACTTTCAATCCTCCTGCTAAATGAGCGGTTCGTCCATTGGATTGAACGATATTGCTATCTATTTGAGAAGAAAGAGCAAGATTTCCCATGATCTCAACATCAACCTCTTTAATGGTAAAATTAGTCCATCGTAGTGTTCCAGTTGTCCCTACGAACCGAAGATAGATTGTTGGATTGCTTAAACCGGCTGTAAATGTCATCGTTAAGTTTTGAGGACTTGTAGTGATCGCAATAGACGCATCACTGACCGTTAGTGATGTTGAATTGTTAAAAACAGTTCCAACCCAATTCGCACTTGTTCCATAGATTCCAGTAAAAGAAATGACATATTTATGGTTCGTATCAAAATAAAATACTGCTGGATCGAGAGCAATATTTGCTGTTGGTCCACTGACAGGATTCACAGTCCAGTTTGTAGTAAATACATAGGTGGTAGGAAAAACACCTGTGATAAAATAACTATTCGCATCAAGACTTGGGTTGAATTGTGTTGCGTTCTGTATGGTTTTAATACCGCCGTTCAGATTATTGGTATTCGCATATCCCCATATATTATCGAGATTCAAAATACCAGCACCAAGACTGGCAATCGCACTATCAAGTGTCGCTCGGTTGACAAGGGTGCTAATGTCTGCAGTAAGAGCGTTGTAGGGCTGTATAAACTGAGCCGAACCCGTGGTAGAAACATTGGCACTATGGATCTGAACGCCAGACCACGTATTGATCTGTCCTATGCCACCCGCCTGTGAAGTGAGTCCCGTGATATAGTTGAGTTGCCCTACACCGATCGTGGTAGACATAACACCATTGGCATCGGTGGCAACCACCTTTGCCCCATTGCCAAGAGTAGCGAACTGGAAGTTGGGTGCGCCAAGGACACCTCCTGTGAAATACATGGAGCGTCCATTGGTAAGATCGGTTGTAATCAGACCGCCTATCGTGCTGAGATTGCCCATGGTGCTGACTGTATAAGTAATCCACGATTCATCATTGGAGTTATTATCAGGTATCGCAAAGTTTTGTGCTGAGATCGTTCCAGAGGTAATAAGGTCAAACCCAGTAAGATCAGTGTTAGAGGTATTCGCACTGTATTTTACAAAGTTCGCAGTGTTAACAGTTGTAATAGGACTGATGCCGTTGATCGTATAGGGGATAAAGGTATTACTTGTGCCATCGAGGGACATCTTCTACTACTATCATCATTTTTATTTCTTACGCTATACACAGAAAGATGTCAAAGCCCAACAAGTATGGACGACCTCAAGATCTACAGCCAGTCAGACCAGCCGTGATGAAACTGGGCGGAACAGCAACGATTCAAGAAGAAGCCGATGAAGAAGGCTTTATGAGTAAACTCACCAATCTGTGGAGTGCGTTGACGAGCAATGAGCATCTTCCTAAGAAGTTTCGGCAGTTCATCAAGGCTCATGGGAGAGATAAGATTCAGAGCCTGGCAATGATGCGTGCACCAGTTGCGAAGCCGGGAGTAATGGCGATGCAGTTGCTTACGCTTGGGAAATGGGACGAGTTTAAGAAGCGAGGAGGCGTTGACGAAGTCTATCATACGAGCATCATCATTAATCGGGACATAGTGCTTGAAAAGGTCGAGAAGTTAGAGGGTCGTGTAGACGCTGGATATGCGAAGATGCCTGGGGCAGAACTCTATCCGGTTGCCCTCAAAGGAGATATTACGATCGCCGACTTCTTGGAGAAGGGTCGTCGGCAGATGGGAACCGCCTTTTATACTTACAATGCATTTACCTCAAATTGCCAAACGTGGGTGATGAATATGGTAAGTGCGAATGGTCTCCTTACGGCAGATGGGAAACGGTTCATCAAACAAGACATTGACAAACTGATCAAGGAACTTCCTGAACTAACGAAGACGGCTGCAGTAAAAATAACAGATGTCGCCCGAGACACGGGCAATATCATAGAAGAAATCATTTACAAGAGGGGAGGTGTTGTAGGGTATCAGCGTTTTTAGCCTTCTTGGCTTGGTATCGGGCTTTCTTCTGTGCGAGAATCCTCTCACGGTTCGCCTCGTTATAGGCTTTCATATAGGTGGTTTTCTTCTCACGGTTCGCCTCATGATAGGCTTTCTTCTGTGCGAGAATCCTCTCACGGTTCGCCTCATGATAGGCTTTCATATAGGTGGTTTTCTCCTCAAGATGAACCTCGTTATAGGCTTTCATATAGGAGAGTCTTTCTACACGATTCGCTTCATAATTGGCTTTCATACATACGAGGTGCTTTTCGCGGTTTGCCTCATGATAGTCTTTATCATATGTGAGTCTCTCCTCCTCGCTTATATAAGCCTTGTGCTTATTGACAGTGCCAACTGAATGGTCTATCCACCACTGCTCCTTCTCCAGTTGTTCTTCTAACGGGCATACTTCCAATACCACGAACTTACAGTCCTTTCCATATCGTTCCAGGAGAATACGCGAGGTAGTTTCATTCCTATTTTTCCTATGCTCCTTCCACCTCTCTTCCACACGCTGGATAGTGCTACCGACATAGCACTCTTGTAGGCAAGGACTCAGAATCTTGTATATAGTCGCCATCGTTTGACTATCCTATGCGTCGTTTATGACCGTCAATTTTATCTAATCTATAGTAATGGGACTGACTCATCGTCAACAGTGGCTACGAAAGAATCGCCTGGAAGATCGCTCCTATAGCCTTGCTGAACTAAGTAAACTAAGTGGCACTCCTTTGAAGACGCTACAGGAAATCTATAACCGCGGGATAGGTGCTTATAAAACCCAGCCGTCCTCGGTGAGAATGAAAGGAACATTTGAAAAGGGCGTGAATGCCCCTATGTCTATGAAACTCTCTAAGGAACAGTGGGCATTTGCCAGGATCTATTCTTGGCTTAACGGATCGAAGAAGCACGATATGGATTTGCGATAAGTTGCTATAAAACAAATCTCACATCTATGTAATATGTCCTCAGAATTGACAAAGGCTCTCGCTGCATATGATGACCAAAAAAGAACTCTTCCTGGTCCATTGCCTACGAAGCCTTTTTTATGGGCATTGGTAGGTAAGAAGGGGTGCAGTAAGACTACGGTAGTTTTGAATGTTTTAATGCGAAAGGAATCGCCACTCTATAGGCTATACGATATGGTATTCTGGGTTTCCCCCACTGCAGGAGCAGACCCAAAATTATCGCCGTTGCTGGACGACATTGGACCAGAGCAAGTATACGATGATTTGAACAATGAAATCCTTGAAGACATTATTGCGAAGTGCGATGCCTTCCGAGAGCGATTTGAAAGAAAAAAGAAAAAAGGCGAACCACAATTTCTTGTTGTATTTGATGACTGTATCCATCAGATCCGTTCTAAGAGAGCATCACTTATTACCCGCTTAGCATCGCAGAATCGCCATCTCAAACTCTCATGCTTTTTCCTTCTACAGAAGTGGTGTTCCTTTCCGACCATCATACGGTCGAACTTGGACTGCATCACGCTCTTCCATAACGAGAACGAACACGAGATCAAATCATTTAGTTCTGAGATCGGTAATGAGGAGAAGGTGAGAAAACTATATGAGTTCGCTACGGACGAACCTTACAGTTTTTTACATATCAACTCCTACGCCCAGCCGACAACTTATTACAAGCGATTTGATCCGATTGAATACAAGATGAAATAATAATGTTATCCGTAGGTAGAAATGGTTGATAACTCTTGTTCCGCGTGTGCGAACCCCACCAACGAATACAAGAAAGGTGGAAAGGTAAAGAAAGGTAAGAAGGGCGGTTCACAAAGCGTGTTGTGCGACCGCTGTTCACGGAGAGCGTTGAACGCAACTGTTTTACTTCGTAAGGGAAACGCTCCCCGCCGTCGTAGTAATCCGGGTGTAGCAAAACGCCTTTTATCACAGGGGAGTGCTTTTGGTGGTGGTCTTCCTGGTCCGCTCAACGCATCATCGTATGGGTCTGCTCCTCAAGTAGCACAGCCTCTTGGACGAATGGATTTTATTAATTCGGGTGAGTCTTCTTATTACTACAATCGCCGTCGCGATCAAAGAGATGATTTTCAACCCCGAGCGAATCCAAGTGGCATTCGTGTGGACGTGAGTCCAAGTATACGTGCTGTGTCAAGTAGTAGTGCAGTGGAAACACCTGATCCTGGTTTGATGAGAGCAAGGGGATTACAGGGACAACACGATGCGTTCCGTGCGATGCGAGAAGCATTTACTAATATGCCACAAGCCATTTTCCAAGGAGAAGTCCCGCGCCTTAATGAACCGAACCTTGCCCCATCTGGTCGTGCGGTGCCAAGCCAGCCCACGACTGGATTTATGAATACGAAAGGCTCATTGGTTGGCTCATCACCCTATCCTGTGTATGGTTCAGCCTTTGGCGTATCATCATCAGCATCAAGTGAGTATCTGGATGAACTATATGGAACGATAGGAGGTCGCCGACAAGGACGAGACCAAGGAGAGGTGCTAAACCGTGGTCCTCCACAATTTCCAGTGCCTCAGCCTGGAACTGGAAAATCAGCATCTGCATCAGCACGTGGTGGTGCATTTTAAAAGAGCGAGAGCATAACATAAGTTGTGTAAGACGCAAGAAATACAACACCAAAGATATCAGCAAGTTCGTCCATACTATGTGGTAGTATGATAAAAATTAAATGAGATCTGATCATAGTATGGACGAACCAAAAGCGCCTACACCCAAGCCAAAGAAATCAAAGAGCAAGAAGACCCCAAAGCCGAAGAAGCCCTTAGAGCCGTTGAAGAGACTGATCATAGAATCTGGTATTTTTGTTTTAGAGTTTGATTAGATGAATAGAATCACAGATACGACCATTGGTGGTAGAGTGATTTTGAGAGCGATAAGGAGTTCAGTAAGAATGATACCTTTAAAATAATTCCATACGGACGAGAGGACATCTTTTACTGTTTCATAACACAGCCAAGAACAAACCCTAAAAAAGTTCGGAAGATGGAAGGGGACTTTAGTTTACCATGAAGCAGTTGGTAGTCAAAATCTTCTTTAGAGATTGCTCTGTCCGGAATCTTGGTAAGGGCAATGCTTTCTAACTGTCCAATGAAGTCCTCCGACTTCTGATACCAACTGACATAGGCAACAGTGCTATACTGGGAGAGGTCCATGCTACCGAGCATGGAGCGGGTCGCTTTATCGCGCATATCGCAAAAGAGATAATCAAAGTGTGGGAGAGACTTCATGGGGATGTTTTTCCAGCGATCATCCCACAGCAGGCACTTGCCGTGAAGTTTAAAACTCGCCATTTCTTCTGGGAGGATATCCTTCGTATACACTACGATGATTTTACGCTTGGAATCTGGGTCGGCTACTGCTGGCTCTGGGGCATCGTGAAACGGCTGTGGCTGAATCACTGGCGGTAATGAAGATAGTAACGACATTATTTCTAATGGTAGGATTAGAAATAAATCAGGCAAACGATAGAACAAAATGGCCTCTTTGGATCAGCGTGACTACCATGGGTTCGTAGCATGGGACATGCACATTCTGCGGTGGTGTTGGGATGGGATGTTCTTTATTTTTCGATTCCTTTCGTGGTGTAACAACCTTCCGTGGAAGAGTTTCTCTCTTTGGCTTAGCCGTAGTTGGTTCCTTCTTTGGAGCGGGTGCTCGCTGTGGTTTTGGCTTCTTTGGTGTCGTTTCTCTCTTTGGTGCTAGTGCTTTTGTAGGTTTCTTGGCTAAGGGTGTGTAGTGAGCAAGATGATATGTTTTATTATACCTTCTGAAGTATTCCAGGCACCGCTCCCTATGCGCTCGATAGTATTCTAGTTGACGAGCAATGATCTTCTGCTTATTCTTGTTATAGTAGTCTTGTGCATATGTCATTCTATTGTGTTATGTATTATTGTATTTAAACTGTAAGAGGATGTATCCATGTAGTGATCGTGGTGTGACAAAAGTCCCACAAGAGGAGCATGTCACAAAGAGGGGAGTCGTGGAGTGGAATGTTGCCGGCTCCTCTAAGGCCAAAAAAAGGCTGTTCGCCTTAGTGTGTGGTGTTCGTGGAGTGTGTGTGGTGTTCGTGGAGTGTGTGGTTACTGGGCCAATACGTAACTGTTGTAGTCGGACCAGGACGGGCGACACGTCTCCTCTACAATGGTGTAGAGGAGGACGCGATAGGTCTTCTCCCGTCCCGTCTTCCAAAGGGCAGAGAAGTCGCCATAGGTATTGTCGTATAGGGCGACGGCCTGGAAGAAGTCAAACTCTTTCACCAGGCTCATGAGTTCGTCATGATAGCAATAGGTGACAGCCTCGTCAATCTCCTCGTGCGCGATGTCGCCCAGGAGGTCGTCAAACGCCCCCTCGTTCGTGGGTTCGTGGTCGTTCATGATACGCTTCAGAATGTCGTCTTTCACGCTATCGGCGAAGAGGGTGATGGATGTGTGGTGGTTCATGGTAGTTATCTGTTCGGATGTGACTTTTTATCTGTGAATATATTCAATCAATTTTTATGACAGGAGTGAGTTGATGGCACGAAAAGCACCTACTGTAATAGACGAGTATTATTGTGAAAAGTGGGGTGGTAGAATGGGTGTTTTGCGCGGAGTTGATGGGGGGTATCATGCGTTTTATCAGTTAACACAGTTAACCGTAATATATAATATATAATTAAGTGAATGGTGATACAGATTATAATAT